CAGCACCCCAAATTAATTCTGTCTTACAGTGCCAGCAATTCATTTAATAATCGGCATAGATGGGCCTGTCATTTTAGGTAGACCTTGATCTAATAATTTAGGCATCATACCTTGTACATTACCAAGAATTTCATTCATAACTTGGCTTTTGAAGTTTTCAGAAGTTACATACTTGTAACCTATTACGCCTGTGGCAGTCATGGAAGCTACCATTACAAATGAGATGATACTCAAACAATTTGCTATCTTCTGAAACATGATAAAGTTTGCAATTTTAAAGGCTATGTCTGTTATGAGCATAGCCGTATTACTGTTAATTATAGGTCTATCACCTCTGTACGTCACATTAGGAATAATCCAACGTCAGATGATAGAAAAATCTAATTAAAATGCAACTCCAGTAGCTTGTACTGGTGTGTTAATTAAATCAATCTCCGCTTTTAATCCAGCTTCAAGAGCAGTAACAGCGTCCGTTCCAAGTGCATCTTTAACCCAAGTTATCATAGTTGCCTGATCTGGAGTTTTTGCAGAAGTATCGTAAGCAATAAATCCAGATGGAAGTGACTCAGGTTTGACGTAGGTTATTTCGCCTGTACGTCTTGCCTTTTCTTCGGTGCCGTCCATTCCTTTTACTCGATAGACAACATTGGTAAAATAACCATCGGCAACATCTCTTTTACAAGCAGTGCCGTTAATTTCCCAGGTGTAAGTGATAGCCATGATAACTTTGGTTGAATTTTTACTTTTATTCTACAGCCTCTGCCGCAGATTGCTCTACTCCTTCTTCCTCTTTTACAAGTTCTACTAGCTGTTCATACTTAGCATTAGCAACTTTAAACTGTTCAAGAAGTTGTGCATTTGCATTGTTTAGCTTTTTAGCTTCTTCAATACCTGCGTTGTACTTCTCAGCAATAGCTTGTGCTTCTGCCTTACGTTGTTCGCATTTTTCAGATAATGTTGACATAAAATATATGTAATTATTTTAAAGTGTAACTACTGGAACGTATAACGGCAATACGGCTTACGCTGCTTTTAATTAACCAGGTTTTGTAGGCCAGGTAACATTTGATAAGTAACCTTCAACAATGGTTGGTGATTGAGTCGCTGGCAAATCTCTTAACTGTTGCCTATAAGTTTTCCAATCATTTGACATCGTAACGTCAGAATTAGCCCTCCAATCACACTCAAATAAAAGTTTATCTCTTTCAAGTCTTAATAAACGTAATGCTTCGGCTGCTACAAGTTCATCTATCTTTGTCTGTAGTACAGATTCTGATGGGCAATCTTCAGTGTTTTGAGAATACCATGTAATTCCAGAATAATTCGTTCCTTTTACTTTAAATTCAGCGTTAGGAACTAAGGCTTTAAGTGCTTTTGCTGCATAATACCAATAATCAATCATTGTCCTACCTCTTGCAATATCACTGTAAAAGGTTGCGAAGAACAACCAGAATTATTAGTAGCCGTAGCATGAAAATATTTTGTAGTGGCAGCTTCAGTAAATTGCTCTAAACTATAACTTCGTGCAGTGGTATTTCCTGGTAAATGTCTACAACATATTTCCGTTGTATGCCTATCATTAATATCAGAATCAGACAAACGCATACTTCCATGCACAAAACTTCTAGAGCCTTCTGTTGTTAATGATGATACTACTGAAGTACTTGAGTAGCTGTCTGTTGATGTTATACATCTAAAATTTGTAATAGAGCTACTATTATTGCCTCCAAATAAAAAATTAAACTTAATAATTATTAAACTATTTGAAAATTTTGGTGTAATAGAAGTTCTCATACTGGCATCTATTTCAGTAAAAGAACTATTAGCCATTGAAAAAGTATCTATTGAACTTTCACCACCATTGTAGTTATAAATAGTTTGAATAATATTTCCAGAAGGAGATTGTACTGCCATTATGAAACCTCTGTTAAATTAAATTTATATTTTTTACCAGATCGTTTGTTAATCAAGAAAAGATCCTCTGCTCCTTCTTGTATAGTATAACTTCCCCAAGTTCCGTCAACGTCATTTGATGAACCTTCGTTAGACATACTAAGGTCACTTGTAAAAATGTTTGCCCAACGTAATGATGAACTACCTAAATCGTAAGTGTTATTGGCATGAGGTTTAACAGAAGCGGCTCTAACATCACCACCGTTTTTAATCATAAAACCAGCCGACCCATGACTTTCACCAGCTACGACAAATGACATAGAATTATCACTCTTGTCATAAAACATAACTCCATGAGTATCTGTATTAGTTCCCGTTGCACCTAATCTAATCAAAGCATCGTTACCATTAGAAGCATCACCTATTCGCAATTCGCCATCAGTTATACTTACACCAACACTTGAAGTCTCCAGCTTTTTACTATTATCGTGATATAGCTCTACTGCTCCATCAACTGTACCTTTTAAAACAGTTTCCATAGCAACACCACCACCTTCATATTTTCTAAGGTTGATGCTTGTACCAAAATCTATGTAAAGATTTCCAGTTCCTTGATCTTGTATGAATGAATTTGATCCATTGTGATAAATTTGTAGGTCATCACTATCACCAAATTCAGCTTTAATGCCATCTTTCCAACGCCAATGTCCATCAGTTTGAATTTGTGTTCTAACCGTACCAGATGCATTTCTAAAGAAAGTTTGTGAGGAATTACCTTGAGTAATGTAATTATTACCACCATCTTGATAATTAAAATGAGTATGGCTATGAGTAGTACTACCTACTCTTAACTCCCCAATAACTTCAAACCCAAAGCTGTCAGTTTCAGCTTTTTTACTGTTGTCGTAATATAGCTCTACTGCTCCATTCTCTATAAATTTAGCAAGTACTTCAGTACCATTACGACTTAAAAATTCACCATTTCCAACCTTTATATATAATCCACCTGTAGCATTTTCAATATAACTATGCGTTCCATCATGATAAATTTGTATATCTTGAGAAGCTCCAAGTTTAATTTTGTCATTATCCCCAAGAATAAAATTACCACCTGTTCCAGTTATTCCACCTGTAGCAGATAATGAAGTAGTAGATAAAGCACCTGTAACATTAGCACCCGTACTTGTAGTCTCAAACTTTTTACTGTTGTCGTAATATAACTCTACTGCTCCGTCATCTATAAATTTTGCAAAAAGTTCATCAGCAGAATAAGGTTGAAATAAAATATTATTATTACTTCTTATACAAAGATCTCCTGTTTGATTTCGAAGAAATGTATTACTTCCATCATGGAAAAAATCCGCATCTCCACTTGTTCCTGCAACAAATTTACAATTATCTGGACCTTTGACTTCTGTACCCGAAAACTGCACACCCCCACTTGTTGTCTCTAACTTTTTACTACTGTTGTGATATAAATCAACCGATCCACCAATAGTTCCCACAATTAAATTTACTTCATTACCAACAGCGTTTCTAGCTTTTATAGAAACACTATGACTATTACTTTGTGTGGCACTTACAAATTCATCAGAATATACTTTAGTAGTAGCAAATAGATAACTGCCACTACTTATATTAGTTGTAGTGCTAAGTCTGCCTGTAACTGCTACACCGTTTGTATCTGTCTCTAACTTTTTGCTGTTGTCGTAATATAGTTCTACTGCTCCGTTTTCAGTAGCAGTAAGAATGTTTTCAGTTCCACCAGCGTTGTCTAAATTAAAATTACTTGTTTGTATTATTAAACTGCCTGTACCACTGTCTACAATTTTGCTGTTACTTCCATCGTGAAAAATGCTTAAATCATTTCCAGAACCATATAGATCAGCAGCACCATCAGCATGACCAGTATTTCCAAATATATGTATTCCTGTTGAATTTGTTTCTAACTTTTTGCTGTTGTCGTAGTAGAGTTCTACTGCTCCATCTGGCACAGCTATTATAGAATTTTCACCAGATTTACCATGTATATGTAAGGCTCCTGTTGCATTAGTTATATACGAATGACTACCGTCATGATACAGGTTTAAATCTTGACTAGCTCCTAGCTGTAGATATTTATTATCTGCTGGTATCTGTACGTTTCCGTCAGATGTGATATTTAATCTTTTCTGAGGTTGACCACCATTAGCACCTGTATAAAAACTTAGTCCTCTTGCATTATTACCATTAGTTCCATTTTCTTTAAAGGCTCTTATTTCACAAGATCCGCTTTGATTTCCTGTGTTTCCAGTTCTTAAGCTAAAGTCAATAGAAGTGTTTGTATCTGCTGCGTATGTAGTTGTATCCCAATTTCGTAGAGCTAATATCGAACCAGATGAACCTTGAACATTTAATGGTTTTGGGTAAGACCAACCATTGTTAGCTCCTCCAATATCTAATCTGTTTTCAATATACGCACCAGTTGAAGTTGTATAAAGCTTCTTACTGTTGTCGTAATAAAGTTCTGTTGATCCATTTGCTATAGCTTTTACACCAAATTCGCCCCCTGCTGGTTGCAGGTAAACATCATTGCTTGATCTTATTACATTATCTCCAGCTTCGGAATTTACTAATAAATAACCTGTTGAATTAGCAATAAATGAGTTTCCGCCAGAATGAAAAATCTCTAGGTCATCACTTGCTCCCATCTTAAGTCTTGCATCATCTCCAAGATCTAAATGACCTGTACCTGTTATATCCCCTGTTATTGAAATACCACCGCTTGTAGTCTCAAACTTTTTACTGTTGTCGTGAAATAATTTTACAGAACCATTTGAAGTGGCTCGTATCATATATTCACTACCATCTGTATTTAATAACCCTGTCTCAGTTCCTCGTAACCATATATTACTATTTGAGCTACTTAAAAAGAATTGTCCTGTACCACTGGTTACATGACTATTAGAACCATCGTGATAAATTTGTAGATCATCGCTATTTCCAAACCTAGCACGATAGTTATCGTCCATAAATGTATGAGCTGCACTAAAATGTACCCCATTTGCATTAGTTTGTAACTTCTTACTGTTGTCGTAATATAGCTCTGTAGCTCCGCCCGATACTCCTTTAACATAAACATGGGCTAAACCAGAATCAGTAAGACGTAAAGTATCACCTTGAATATTAAGTGTTCCTGTGGAGTTTTTAATAAAAGAATTTGATCCATCATGATAAATTTGTAGCTCATCACTTGTTCCAAAAGTTGCTTTAAAGTTAGTAGCCCATCTTAAAGCATAAGGACTATTAGGGTGCCATTTAATACGATCACTAGATGAACTTGTATCTCTTAAGGAAAAAGCACCTTGTATAATTGTTCCAGTTGAAGTATCACCAGTAACTTTGATTCCAGAACTTGTAGTTTCTAACTTTTTGCTGTTATCGTAAAAGAGTTCTACGGCTCCGTTTTCAAAAAACTTAGCCATGTGTTCAGTAACACCACCATTTGTAATCCTTGTATCAGCAGATCGTATATATAACGAATTTGTTTGATTGTGAATATTTGAGTTTGTTCCGTCATGGAGAATTTCAAGATCATTAGAACTTCCTAATGATATTTTTATATTATCGTTAAAAATTAAACCACGATTATTAGCCAAAGCTCCATCGCAAAAAATCCTACCTGTAACATTTATGCCGTTTGATCTTGTCTCTAGCTTTTTACTGTTGTCGTAATAAAGTTCTACGGAACCATCAGGAATACAAATTATTGAATTTTCATCGGCTCTTCCACGAATAAAAACATTATTCAAATTGCTACTAGCATTACCAAATAATAATGTTCCGTTATAATTTTGAATTTCAGTATTGCCACTACTTCTAGTAAATTGCAAATCATTACCAGAACCTACAATTAAAGAACCTGTAGCAGTAGCAGTACCAGTTATTTTAGCCCCACCTGAGACAGTCTCTAACTTTTTACTGTTGTCATAGTAAAGTTCTACTGCTGCATTTTGATTTGCAATTATCATGGACTCGCTGCCAGCAGAATTTACTACTTGTAACTTGTTAGAAAATAGTATTAAATCACCTGTACCCCCATCAGCAATCTTACTATTAGAGCCATCATGAGAAATAATTAAATCATCGCTAGTTCCAAGTCTAATTTCTTCATTATCTTCCATATCAATAATGGAAGGAGCAATAGTCTGGTCAGCTACAAGAGCAACAATCTCACTGGCTGTCTGATCTGCTGTGGCATTGCTCTCTATTCCGTCTAACTTTGTACCATCAGTAGCCAAGTCTCTGCCATCAACAGTGCCTGTAACTGTTATGTTTCCTGTAACATCAACACCATTAGTTACATTAAAGTTTCCAGTAACAGTTACATCTGCATTGGTTTCTCTTTGGAAGAAAACTGTACCGCCAGCTTGATCTAAGTCTAAAAGTTGAAAAGTACCATTGGAGTTTCTTATCCTGTAATCATTTTCATTATCAGTATCGTTTAAATCAATATGCGGAACAGTATTAGATATTGTTAAATTTCCAGTTAACGTACCACCAGCAAGAGGGAGTTTGGTTGCTATTGAGTTAGTAACTGTTGTCGCAAAGTTTGGATCTGAACCTAGTGCATCACTAAGTTCTTTCAACGTATCTAAAGTACTTGGTGCTGAATTAACTAGATTAGATATTGCTGTATCTGTATAAGCTGTTGTCGCAACTTTTGTAGAGTTATCACTTGCTGATTGGGTCGTTGCTGTTACTCCGTTGGTCAATACACCAGAACTAGAAGTTAAGCCACCGAATAATGTATCTCTTGTCGCTACATCAACTCCGTCAACTGTTCCTGTAACTGTAATATTTCCTGTAACGTCAAGACCAGCATCAGCATTTAAATTGCCATAAAAAGTTGCTGCACCTGATGTTCCAATACGAAATCTAAGTGTATCAGATTGTGTATCATCATAAATACCAAATATACCACCATCTACTTTTATAAAAAAGTCAGAATTAGCATTACTATCTGTAAATATAATTTTTGGAGCAGTGTTTGTAATTACTATATTGTTGACAAAACTTGGGTTAATTTTTGACCCTGCTATCGCTGCACTTGCATCTACGTTTGAGTTAACAATACCATTGCTATCTAATAATGTTTTTATCTCTGCTGCG